CCAGAGCCACTGCTGAACGCATCTTCATCAAACGGTTGGCTAAATATAACCTCTTGTGGTGTGCTAGACTTACCTGCGTAGAACATGTGATCTTTAAATGCAGTAACAAACTTAGCACCTGATACAGAGCTTTCACTTACGTCTGTTGCACTAAATGATGTGTTAAATACTGTGGGTGCGTTGTTGCCATCTACAACAATTAACTTATCGTTACCATCAAAGTTAAATCTTTCAAAATCGTATGTGCCTGCACTGGTTCTACCAGTATCTATCTCTGTCCAACTTGACCCACCTGCATCTGCAGTAAATATCTTTTGACCTCTTGCTGCAACAACCTTTGAACCAAAAGTTGCAACCAATAGTACTTCTTCACTTGACGCACTTGTTTCTGGCACAACAGCAGTTACGTATTTACTAAAACCAGTTATTCTTCTGTATCCACCTTCGATGTCAGGTTCAAAGTTGAGTAACTCAAGAGCTTGACCGGGTTTCATTATAAATGTAGATTGGTTGAGAACTAACCCACCTTCACATACAAATGGAAACGCACCTGTCTGACTTAGCTCTGGCATTAGACGGCTCTCATATATATCTGCTTATTAATTAATTCTACACGCATACGCTTGATAGATTTTTCAAACTGCATCTGTGCAAGTTGTGCATTTTGTACTTCACCACGTAAAGTAAAAGCATAATATTTTGCTCTTTCTGCTATGACTGTTTCAAACCTTGTTGGTATAAGGGATGTATCTGTAGCTCCACTTAACGCAGTGTGAGTTGCGTAATAAAAATACTTTACAGTATACGTTGCTTTATCTGGCACAGGAGATAGACCTATGCTTTGATCTGGATTCTCATATACAAACTCAGGTATGGCTCTAGAATTACCTGTAGGATCTGTATCTCTTTCGTGATAATTATCAAGATATTCACTATGACTTATATAATCAAGCTTAGTTTCTTTTTTATCTGCTGCTTCAAGAAATGTAAAACTATCATAATCAATTGTTTTAGTATCTGTTGTGCTTAGATCAGATCGAGTATACAATCTTTTCCCTGCAGTTGTAGTAAAAGTTTTTGCTGTTACTGTAAAGGGCCACTCAGTATCTGCGTTAATTATATCATCTATTGCACGATTAACGTAATCTTTTACTGCAGTTTGTATACCTCGTGATGCACTAAACGTGCTACTTGTTAGCTCTACTTCGTTTAGATCTCTTAGCACGTTGTTTATTAATACTAGATAACTGCTCGCCATGTTTAATTTTCTCTTGGACTCGTTTACTTTCTAAATAATCTTTTCTTTTTTGAGCTTTACGTATAGGACTATTTAGTTTTTTGTTGATCTCTGCTACTTGTTCTGGTGTTAGTAGCCTGTAAGGTTTAGCGTTGAGTGGTGTTAGTAGTCTTAAATTTTTTTTTTAATTTGGTTATTTTATATCTAACCACTCTTACGTGCTTTCTTTAATTGTTCTTTTGCTCTTTTTGCTATTGCTACGACTTCTGTCTTACCCATCACTTTTGCTCTTTGCTCCATGACTGTAAGAATTTGTATCTTTCTCGCATACGGCTTCTTAATTCTTTTAACCTTCGCAACCGTTGCTCTGGCATCTGACGGTGTAGCAAACTTGATACTAACCGTGTCCTTAGGGTTCTCATCCGTATATAAACGTCTATCAGAACCCTTTGGCTTTTTTCCAGTTCCAACTTTAGGATCTTTCTTCTTCTTTGCCACTACGATGCTTCTTGTTCTACCTCTTTGATATTAGATTTAGCCATATCATTAAGAGTTCTTAGTTTTTCTGTAGCTTGGATAATCTCATTTAAAGATCTGTCGAGAAGATCTAATCCTGCATTGTTATTGTTTATAACTGCTTTTGCAGTCTCTATCTGTAATTTATACTGATAGGCTAGTGCTTGTGCGGCTAGTGTTTTCATGGGATGCTCCTTTGTCCAATTATACAGATAAGATCCTATAATTGCAAGTAAATTATAACTTACCTGTCCATTTACCCACAAACCACAATACTAAGCCACCTAGAGCTAGTAAAGCTACAAGAGCCATACCATACCCTGCAAGTTCTAAAATCTCTTCTCTACGCTTTCTAGCCATCCGTTCTGCGTGTCTTCGAGATTTACGTGCTTCGGCTTGAAACCTTTGCCAATCTGCCCAAAGTCCGGGTCTGCCTGCATAAATCATAATCTGTTTGAGTTCTTCTTCTTGTTGCTTTATCTTCTCTAAAGCCATAAACTCTTCTAGATCATTTGTGCGTACACCCTTTGCTCTTTGTTTACTTGCTTTCTTTTCGATCTGCTCTTTTGCAAATACAAAATCGCCAATCTGTTTACCACAGCTTGCTAATTCTTTTCCGTTAGAAACGAAGTTTTTGATTACGCTAAAGGCCGCATTGGCCGCAGCAAGCTCTGCTAACATGTATTCCCCTTACTTGTTTACTGGTTTGCAATATGCAGTTATTCGTTTGTCTCCTTCCTCAGAAGGTATCATTGGTTGTTTTGTTAGACGTTCAGCAAAATACAGGCATCTGTCTATATTTCGAAACCTCTGTGTTTGGTTTATCACCTGAGTCTCTATCATTACTATCAGAAGAAACTCTATCATTGTGGTGGCAATCGCATGAACATTCTTCGCAATCGCAATCGTAACATTCGCAAGTTTGGCATCGTTTCTTAGTCAACCCAATCTCCATTTTCCATAGCTTTTGCTAAATTATCTGCACGTCTGCCTACTTGTTTTGCCCAACGTGAGTTAAGCATCTCTGCTGATGCCCATTCAAAGTCTTGTCTTTCTATAGCTTCCCACATGTTTTTAAATTTCATAAGTCTTGGTACGCCAAGATTAAATCCCATATCTACAAGACACATCTGTCTTGTTTCGTTAAGTTCTTCTACGATTGGTTTTTGTTTAAGTAATTCTTTTTCTACAATATCTATGTCGTTGTTACAAAGATAATATGCTTCTTCTTCTGTCAAACCGTTAGCTACTATCTCTTCAAGTGTTTTGTTCATGTGCATAAGTTCATAATCATCTATACCACGACCTTCAAGATTACGCCCTATGCCGATGGTACTTATACCTAAAGAATCATTGTAAGACTCAAGCACGATGCCCTCGTGTTCAGCTATCTTTTTAACTAATGTTTCTCTGTCGTACTTCATACCATCTCTGCCCTTCTACCTCTATGTATTCTGCCACCCTCTGCTGCTTTCTTTTTTCTTCTTCTTCCTGATGCAGTCACTGACCACTTGACAGCTTTAGGACCTGTCTTTTTACGTGCTTCTGCTTTGCTTATTTTACCTGCAACAGCTTTGGGTCTACATGCAGGATATGGTCGTGTTTTCTTTTCTTTACCAGACCGACCACACTTCTTGCCAGTCTTAACATCTCGCCAGTCCTCTTTAAACCACTTCGTTAATCCCCCTTGTGGTTTGCCCATTAGTAAGTTCCACCACGTTTCTTGTATGTTCTAACTAACCAAGCATTTGCATACGCTGAAGGATATACTTTAAATTTACGTTTTGCTTCTGCCTTTACTCTAGCATATAACGCAGGGTTTTTTGGTTTAGATCCACCACTTTTCTTTTTAGTTGGTTTCTTTTTTGCTGCCATGTCTCTCTCCTTTACATGCACAAATCTTCATACTTAGTTGTATGAAGTCTATGTTTAGATAAATCACCTGAGTGCTTTTTAAATAATTGTAGTAACCAGTTTATCATTTTTTACCTCTTATCATTTTTGCTGCTTGACCTACACCTTTTATACCAAACGATGCAGATATGGCAATATATAATAAGTATTGATACCAATCAGGTAACGTTGCAAGCACCTCAAACCCTTCTCTAACATACTCTCTCATTCCGGGAATGAAGACTAAAATTGCAGGGGTAAGAAGGACTACTAAGGCGAACTCGTCCTTCCAACTATCATTTGTAGCGTCTGCCATCTTGCCTTCCCACTTTACTTTGCCTGCTGCAACTTGCTCTGCAACAGATGCACGAGCTTTGGCTTCTGCTACTTTAGCTTGACCATCTGCTTTTGTTTTTTCTAACTTGTTTTGAAACCACGTTCCTGCTAAGTTAGCGATAGGACCTATTAATGCTTGAAACATATTAACACTTCCATCTTTTTCTAGCTTGTCTTAATCTGCTGTTAGGATTCTTGGCTGCTTTGGGAAACTTTTTCATCTGTCCTGCACTTCTTGCACAAAATGATTTACGTCTTTTTGCAGCCTTGCTCCCCGGCTTGACTTTACCAGTCACAGCAGTTTTAAGTTTACTTCCGGGGTTTTCTCTACGGTACTTGGCAACACCTTTAGCAGTCATGCCTGCACCTTTTTTCGTAGGGCGTTTGTCACCACTCTTGATGGTGTACCCTTTCATGCTACCCCTTTTCTTAGTCATTGTTACTTCTTCTTTACTAGCTTGTAACCCATAGCGTTTGCAGCAGATCTAATTGCAGTTAAAGACATTTTACCACCTGATTTACCACCTTTAGTGGCTTTACCACCACCTTTCATCATGGTAGGTTTTCTCATGCCACCTGCAGCACCACCTTTAGCCATCATCTTTTTGGTTTTGCCACCACCTGCCATATATTTTTTGGCTTTGCCACCACCACGCATCATCTTCTTGGTTTTGCCGCCACCCATCATCATTTTTTTCTTTTTCATCATTCTTCATTCTCCGAATATAGATTGTTAAATGTTACTGCAGGATCAAGATAAGTTTCGTGAATCTCTGCATTGTGTATGTGTTGGCTCGGTCTAAAATCTGGAGGACCTTCGCCAGTTTCCCAAAGTGCAGGACTTGTCGCCCTTACTCTGTTATTTGGAAGAGCAACGATGTTGCCAGTCCAATCCCCTGCATCTATCAACTGTAGTACGTGACTTTGTTTGTGTTGTGCAGGATCATCTGCTATGTCACTTTCGGTGTAGTCTACAGTAAATAGATATTGTGCTTTATGAAAGTCTCCGTCTATCTTACATATCCACGGAGACGAGCTAACTCTATCTAGTCGTACTATGGAGTGATGATGAGAACTACAGTCCCAAGGTTGAGCCAAATGCGTTGGCATTATCTGCGGCCACTCTTCGTACGGTATATCAGCAACGAGTGCTGTTATTGGCATCCTTGCCCACATTGCACCACCGTGTACG